GCTGAATAGTGCCGAGAAACACGGGGTTAGACCACACCCGAAAGACGAGAACCGCGGAAAGACGCGGAAGTTCACCAAGACACACTGGCAGAAGGGGGCAATCGTGGCCGAGACTGCAGAGCAACAGCGCACACGCATCCTCGCAGACAGTGACTGCTCCCCCGTCGACTACGACCTAGCACTTGCGCTCGGCTACCAACCCGAATCATGGGATGGCATGTGGAAGCTCACAGCCCGCGACACGTTCACCTACCGTCACGGGTGTGTCATCGCACGCGAAGCCGTCAACGCAGAGGTCACACGCCTGGTCGCTCACCCCCTGCCCGAAGGGTGGAGCCTAATCGAGGACCAGCGCGTCACGTTCGTATCACCAAGGGATCAGGCGTGGGCCAAGGCTCATGCGCGTATGTAGCATCCCTGGCTGTCCCACCATCTACGCCGGCACAGACTCACGCTGCCCCGCACACAAGGCAGAAGCCAGAGCCAAGCGCACAGACAACCGCGTGTACTCAACCGCAGGGCATAGGCGATTCCGTAACGCCGTGCTCGAGCGTGACCCCATCTGCGTCGTGTGTGGCATCGCACAATCAACAGTGGCCGACCACTACCCCACAGACCGCGTTGACCTAGTAGACCAAGGGCTCGACCCCAACGATCCACAGTACGGACGCGGGCTATGCGCAACGTGCCACAACAAGCACACAGCAGCCACGCGACCTAGCGGATGGAATGCACCACGCTAGCCCCTCAGGCAGGCGCACAAGGCCAGCCAGAGGGGCGTCGAGAGGGCACCTGAACCGACCCAACAGGGGTGGGGAGGGGCCCCCAAACGGGACGTTCCCAAAGGTCGCCGGGTAGGTGGCTATTTGGTGCGGTGGGTTCAAGATGTCCCCGTTTCGCGCAATGCGGGCCGGTTTCTGATGCGGCGCAATGCTGCTTGAGGGGTGATTGATCATGGCTTCAGGTGGAGCGCGTAATCGTTCTGGCCCTCAGGTGAATCCTGCTTCTGCTCGTTCGGATCAGCGCGGATTGTCGTTTGTAGCGTTGCCAGCTGAGGGTTTCCAGGGCACGCCCCCGATCTTTTCCCTGCCGAATCCTTCTGATCGTGAGCTCGATGTTTGGGCGCAGGCGTGGAGGACTCCGCAGGCGTCGATGTGGGCGAAGGAGTCGTGGAGGGTTCGCACGGTTGAGCAGTGGGTTCGGTGGTCTGTCCGTATGGAGGATCCTGAGGCTCCCGCGTCAGTGGTGGCTGGTGTTCTGCGCATGGCTGACCAGATTGGTCTGTCCCCTGCGGGGTTGAAGGAAAACGGCTGGGCTTTGTCCGTCGACCAGGTTTCCAAGAGGCGTGAGGCTAAGCCTGAGGCGGCGGTTCTGACGCGTCGGCTGCGGGCTGTCTCGAATGAGTGACTACCTTGTCAACTTCCCTACTCTGGGCGACCTCGCTGATTCGTGGCTGACTCAGCACGCCCGGGTGCCGGATAAGTTCCGCCGCGGCGATCCGTTCGTCCAGTCTGACTGGCAGTTTTGGTGCACGACGAACCATTACCGGGTTCGGCCTGAGGCTCAGTGGTTCCCCGAGAACCCCCTGCTAAACCAAGCTTTCACATACCGTCGTTCTCAGATCGTTGCTCCTCAGAAGACGGGCAAGGGGCCGTGGTCGGCTGGCATCACCTCGTTTGAGGCTGTCGGCCCGTCGCTGTTCGGTGGGTGGGCTGGCAAGGGTGACGGGTATGCCTGTTCTGACTTCGGCTGCGGTTGCGGTTGGGAGTACGAGTACCTCAAGGGCGAGGCGATGGGCATTCGCAACCCGTCGCCGCTGATCCAGTTGACGGCCAACTCTGAAGACCAGGTGATGAACGTCTACCGTCCGTTGACGGCGATGATCAAGCTCGGGCCACTGTCGGATCTGATGTTGATTCGTGAGGGTTTCATTCGCATCATCGGCCATTCTGGCGATGAGGACATGGACCGTATTGACGCGGTGTCGTCGTCTGCTCGCTCGCGGGTTGGTAACCCGATCACGTTTGCTTTGCAGGACGAGTCGGGCCTGTACACGAAGCAGAACCACATGATCGATGTGGCTGATGCTCAGCGGCGCGGTGCGGCGGGCATGGGTGGCCGGACGATGGAAACCTCAAACTGTTGGGACCCGTCGCAGAATAGCGCGGCCCAGCGCACGTTTGAGTCGACTTCGGCTGACGTGTTCAAGTTCTACCGCAAGCCGCCGGCTGATCTGTCCTACATGAACAAGCGTGATCGTCACAAGATTCACAAGTTCGTCTATGACGGTTCCCCGTGGGTTGACCTTGGCTCGATCGAGGCTGAGGCCGCTGAGATGATCCAGACGGACCCGGCGCAGGCTGAACGATTCTTCGGCAACCGGATCGTGTCGGGCTCGGGGTCGTGGATGGACATTGACGATTGGTCCAAGCGCGCCAAGCCGATCACGGTGTCTCCGCGCACGAAGGTTTGCGGCGGATTCGACGGTTCAGACAACAACGACTGGACCGGCATCCGACTCGAGACCGCTTCCCAATACCAGTTCACGCCGACGTATGACGTTGGTGGGGACAAGCGGCCGACACTTTGGAATCCTGCTGAGTGGCAGGGGCGCATTCCTCGATCCGAGGTCATGACGGCGTTCGACTACATCGAGGCCAATTTCGAGGTTGTCCGGTTCTATCTTGACCCGCAGTTCTGGGAGTCCGAGATCGACCTGCTCGCTGAGAAATACGGCAGGTCGAAGTACGTCAAATGGCCGACGAACCAGATCAACCGCATGTATGGCGCGCTCGAGCGGATCCGCACGGACGTTCTGAACCTCGATTCGGAGTTCAGTCACGATGGCGACCCTCAAATGGCCTTGCATGTGGGCAACGCAGTCATGCGAGCTCGCCCTGGTGACAAGTACATCGTGGGCAAGCCAGCAGACCACCAGAAGATCGACCAGCTGATGTCGGGCGCGCTCGCGCACGAAGCAACGATGGATGCCCGTAATTCTGGCGACTTCGCTGCTGAAGAAGACGAATATTCCTGGATTATGTAGCAGAAGGAGGGCTGATGGATTCCGCCGAAGCCCTCACTCTGATCAACCGTATGTACGTCCGTTTGGGCAACCGCCGTCCGGAAATCGACATGTTCGAGAAGTATTACGCGGGCGATCAGAAGCTGACGTTTGCCACGGATGAGTGGCTGAAGGCGAACGGCGCCCGGTATTCGGAGTTCTCCGATAACTGGTGCGCTTCGGTGTCGAATGCTACGGCGGAGCGCACGAAGATCACTGGCCTCAAGCTCCGCGGACCTGACCCGATGGTGCGCGATGCTGGCACAGCTAAGCGGGCGTCTGATCTGTGGGACGAGTGGTCCAAGAATGAGATGGATGCTCAGTCGTCGCAGGGCTTTCTCACGTCGTTCAATGCGAAGCGATCCTATGTCCTCGTGTGGGGCTCTGGGAACGACGCGGAGATCACGTGGGAGCACCCGTCAAATGTGGAGATTGAGTACGACTGGATGAATCCGCGGAAGCGGAAGGCTGCGTTGAAGACGTGGGTTGATGAAACCAACGAGTACGCGACGCTTTACACGCCCGAGTATCTGTGGAAATTTCAGCGGCCGCGTTCTGCGCTGTCTATCCAGGGTTTGCCGCAGTCGGTGCAGATGGAGATCCGTTCTTCGGGTGCGTGGGGCGCGTGGAAGCCTCGCGACGGGTCGGAGAAGTGGCCGCTGCCGAATCCGATGGGTGTTGTGCCGATCGTTGAGGTTCCCAACCGGCCCATGCTGCGAGGTGAACCTGTTTCGGAGATTGAGAACGTCATTCCGAAGCAGAACGCGATCAACCTTCTGTGGGCGTATCTTTTCTTCGCTGCTGACTACGCTTCGATGCCGGCGCGTGTTTTGCTCGGTGCGAAGCCTCCGATGCGGCAGATTCTTGATGCTGCCGGCCTCAAGGTGGGCGAAGAGCCGCTGACGATGAAGGCGTTGAACGAGACACGGTTCGCCGTGTTCTCGGGTGACAACGCGAAGATCGACCAGTGGGACGCGGCGAAGCTGGACGTGTTCACGGATGTCATCGAGATTCTTGTCGGGCATATTGCCTCGCAGACGCGCACCCCGCCGACGTACCTGATCTCCAAGACGGGCATGTCGAACGTGAACGGTGAGGGGTTGAAGGGGTCGGAGATCGGCCTGGTCAAGAAGGTGCTGGAGTTTCAGACCTTCGCGACTCCTGCCGCGCGTGAGATCTTCCGCCTGGTTGCTTTGGCGAAGGGGGACCCGAAGCTCGCTGAGGAAGTGCGCCTGTCTACGATCGTGTGGCAGAACCCGGAGATCCGGTCTGAAGCACAGCTGGCCGATGCCTTGCAGAAGAAGCGGGCGATGGGCTATCCGCTCGATTGGATCATGGAGATCGATGGCATTGACCCGTACGACATGCAGCGCATTCGACAGATGATCGAGGCCGAGCAGAACGACCCGCAGATAGCAGCTGCGACGAGGGGGCTGGCTTCCATTGCAAACCCTCCAGTCGGCGGATAAGTACTACCAGCAGCAGCAGCACATTGCGGCTGCGACGGCGGGCCTCGCCAAGAAGCATTGGCGGGGCATGACGGACGATTTCAGCACGTCGTGGGCGCAGGTTGCCCCGGTGCTGATTGAGTCCGTCCAGTTGGGCCGTGCGGCTGTTGTGGCTACGTCTGTGGGCTATACGGCGGCGGTTCTGGATGAGACGGGCCAGAGGGCATCGCAGTTCGGCACATTGAACCCGGAGGCGTTTCTGTCTCAGGCTCCGAATGGGCAGACGATGGAGGACGTGCTCGCGGGTGCTGTCGTTCAGTCGAAGATGGCTGTGAAGTCTGGGGCGACGTCGCAAGAGGCGTTGGCGCATGCCGCCCTGTGGCTGACGGGCGTTGTCTTGACGGTCATGGCCGACACTGGCCGCTCTGTAGTCGGCGTCGACATCGCACAGCACCCCACGCTCACCGGGTACACGCGGATGCTGAACGCGCCGTCATGTTCGCGCTGTGTGATCCTGGCCGGCAAGTGGTTCAAGTGGAACGAAGGTTTCCTTCGGCACCCGCGGTGCTTTCCTGCTGGCACGCTTGTTTCGGGGCCCGCTTCCGCCGCGGCCTCGCGGCGGTGGTACGAGGGTGAATTGGTCATCCTCCACACGGCCAGCGGCCAGCGCCTCCCCGTTACCGGCAATCACCCGATACTCACCGATCAAGGATGGGTCCCGGCGAACCTGCTCAATGAAGGTTACAGCGTAGTCCGCAGCACCCTCAGTGAGGGCGCTGCGCCCCTCGAAGTCCCAAATGAACAGCAGAGCCCAGCCCTGATTGAGGATGTATGGGGTTCGGGCCGCATGGGCGGCCTTAGCCGAGTGAAAACCTCCCCCGAGGATTTCCACGGCGACGGCTCCCACGGCGAAGTCGATGTTGTATTTGCCGACCGCAACCTGCGGAGTGGGATCGTATCCACGAGCGGTGAGCCAGTCGAACATGGTGCGCTCGCCGCCCTTGTCAATACGCCCAGCACGTTCCCTGCCTTTGGCGTGGGTGACCATTCTCTCGAAGGTCAGGGGGACGCCGCGAACGGCATCGTGGGCAGCCTTGGCCTGCGCGGCCAGTTCGGCGCTGGTCATTTTGCTAGCGCGGACCTTGCCCGCATCGGAGTGGCTTCGGATTGGTACGCCGGACTCGATGAGTCGACGGCGCAACACATCTCGGCTCACACCGAACTCTTTTCCGAGGCTGTACTCGCTTTGTCCGCTCGTGTACTTCGCCGCAATGAGATCGACGGGCAGGATGATGTTTCGCCTCGGTGGGATGCCCCTTCGGTTCCGTTCACGGTGGAGAGTCGAAGCGCTTATGTCGAGCGCGGAGAGGATCTTCGCCTGCGGCTCGCCAGCCAGGTAGAGCTTGATCGCGTTGTCGAGGTGGAGCGTGTCCAGTGGAGCGGCCATGTCTACAATCTCACTTCTTCGGAGGGTTGGTATTCTGCCAACGGTCTAATTGTATCAAATTGTGACTGTCGCCACATCCCCGCATCTGAGGATGTAGCCGGCGACTTGCGCACGGACCCCTACGCCTACTTCAACTCGCTCTCGAAAGAGGCGCAAGAGAAGGTGTTCGGTCGCAGCGAGGCTCGTGCGATCAATGACGGCGGCGATATTTACCGTGTCGTCAACATCAAGCAGAACGGGCTAGCGACGGCTCGCGGCCACGCCCGCTACGGCACCCCCTCGCGGATGACCGTTGACGACATTTACCGCACTGCGGGACACCGGACGAACGCGATCCGGATGCTTGAGGAACAGGGGTACATCACGGGCCCACAGGTTCGCGGTGGCAACATCCTCGGCAACGGCCCCGTGGCTCAGGGCTTCGGCCAGCTCGGCAAGGGCGGCAAGGCTCGCGCGGCAACTGACTCTGTGCTCAAGGCCAACTTGACGGGCGTGCGTGACCCGCTGAACCGTTACACGATGACCGCCGCTGAGCGTCGATTGTTTGATGCAAAGACGCGCCTGGACATCGGCCGCACAGGCATCTACCCGCGCTCGATCGGAAAGAACACGGCTGACAAGTATGTCAAGCCGCGCGCGATCACTCCGGGCGAGCTGTCCACCCTCGAGACGGCATTCCGTAACGAGGTTGCGAAGGTCCCCGCCGCCCCTCAGTCCGTCAAGCGCCTCGCACGCCTGCTGGGCATCTAACAAACTTCCCGCTCCTGTAGCGGAAGAACGGCACGCGCAACGCGCGCCAACCACCCCAATAAGGAGCAACTCTTTATGTCAGAAACGATCGCACCAGTCGCGCCAATCGAGGCCGTCGCACCAGTGGAAACACCCCCGTCCATCCCTGACCCCGTTGAGGGCGCATCGGATCTCGGGGACGCAGGCAAGAAAGCACTCGACGCCATGAAGGCCGAACGGAATGCGGCGAAAGCAGCAACTCGTTTGGCGATCGCGGAAGCGGATCAGCTCAGGGCTGACATCGCCAACGCCGGCAAGCCTGCGGAGGAATTGGCCCTCGATGCCGCGCGACGTGAAGGTTCGGACACGGCGACGAAGGCCGCGAACGTACGGATCTTCAAAAGTGACCTGAAGGCTGCGGCCACCGGGAAGCTCGAAGACCCCACGGACGCCCTTGTGTACATCAACTTCGATGACTTCGACGTGAACGACGATGGCGAGTTCGATTCTGACGCAATCGCAGACGCAATCAAGGCTCTTTTGAAGAGCAAACCGTACCTGGCGGCTGGCAATCAGCCGCGTTTCGAGGGCGGTGGCGACGGTGGGGCTCGACCCCCTGCCAAGCCGAACGAGTCGCTGGACGAGGCAATCGCCGCCGCGGTAGCAGCTCGGAACATCCCTCTCTCCATCACTTTGAGGCAGCAAAAAGCTGCACAGAAAGGCTAGACCATGTCCACTGTTTCAGGTCTCGGCACTACCTTCAACCTGCCGAACTACCACGGCGAACTCATCGCCATCACCCCGATCGACACCCCACTGCTTTCCGCTTCTGGCGGACTGTCTGGTGGGCTCCAGACCACGTCGACCACGTTCGAATGGCAGTCCGAGGATCTCCGCGACCCGGACACTCACGAACGCCTCGAAGGTGCCGACGCGCCCGCTTCGGAAGAGCGCGCCCGCGCCAACGTCGAGAACGTTGTGGAGATCTTCCACGAGTCGGTGTCCACGTCGTACACGAAGCAGGCCACGAGCGGGCAGTACGCGACCTCGCAGTCTGCCCCGTTCCAGTCGAACGATGGCACCCCGAACCCGATCGCAGACGAGCACGGCCACCAGGTCGCGAACGCCCTGAAGACCATCGCCCGTGACGTGAACTACGTCTTCTGGCACGGCGTCAAGGCGAAGCCGACCACGAATGCGAATGCTCGCCACACTGGCGGGCTCCTTCCGATCATCACGACCAACCGTTTCGCGGTTGGCGAGGTAGTTTCGGCTTCGGCTGCGACGGACACCATCACTGGAACGCACGCGTTCAGCAACGGTGACAAGGTTGTCTTCACCTCGCGTGGTGCATCGATCGCCGTTCGCACCGACCGCGTGTACTACGTCGTTGGCATCTCGACCACCGTTTCGTTCAAGGTGTCGGCCACTCTCGGCGGCGCTGCGATCACGGTTGGAACCGCGACGGTTTCGGTCATCAAGGCTGGCGCTGCGGTGGACGTTGACAACGTCAACATCCTCCTGCAGTCCATCTTCGACAACGGCGGCATCAGCGAGCAGGGAACCGCAACCATCTTCGCGTCGTCCCGGCAGAAGCGTGGTCTCACGAAGGCTTACGCGACCGCTTACGGCAACACGAACCTCGTGGCCGGCGACGGCCGTAACGTCGGCGGTGTCTCCCTCGAGACGATCAAGACCGACTTCGGAACGCTGAACATCGCCATCGACCGGGCACTTCCGCCTGACGCGCTGGTCGTTGTGTCGCTCGAGCAGATCGCTCCGGTGTTCCTGTCGATCCCTGACAAGGGTGTCCTATTCGAGGAGGAGCTCGCCAAGACTGGCGCGTCGATCAAGTCACAGATCTACGGCGAGATCGGCCTGAAGTACGGCAACGAGCGCGCTCACGGCGTCATCCGCGGGCTCCTGGTCTAAGCGCCATGACCGCATTCGCCACGTATCAGAACCTCGCAACGAGGATGAAGCGCACGTTTACGACAGAGGAGCAGGCTTGGGTCACATCTCTTCTTGAAGACGCCGCGGATCTGATGCGTGGTGTTATGCGGAACCGGGTCTACCCGTCCACGACATCGACGTACATTGCGTACCCGGTTGGTGGGCGGGTGGCTCTGCCCCAATCTTTTATCCGCACCGTTGATGCTGTTGCGCGCGATGGCGTGGCGGTCACGTTCACGCGCTATCAGGACACTGTTTTGGTTGACTCTGATGAAGCGGTGGACATCACTTTCACCTACGGGCTCGCTACGGCCCCGGGTGACCTTCTGGGCATCAATTGTGCGATGGTGTCCGGCGCTATGCTCACTGTCGAGGCTGGTCTTGGGTTGACGGCTGGCGGGCTCTCGTCGGTCGCTCTGGACGATTTCAAGGCTGCGTGGGCTGATGCCGGCGCGGCCTCCGGGATGGCCCTGACTACTGCCACGCAGACGTACCTTGAAGACCACTACGGCACAACCTCATGGATTGTGGAGGCGTCCCGGTGAGCATGATCATGGGCACGCTCCGCATGGGTCGCGCCCAGGCCGAGTCCCGCTTCACTGAAACGTTCACGTTCTTTTCTTCCCTCCGCGGTGTCGATCCTGACACGCTCGAGGATGCCGACATTGAGACGGATCTCTACACGGAAGTTCCGGGCCGGGTGAAGTATCCGACCCTTACCGTCTCCGATTCGTCGGCTGTGGGTCAGACATTCGCCACCCAAGACGTGAATGTGCATGTTGCGGTTGGTGCTGTCCCACTGGTGCATGAGAACCACTTTTGCCGGGTCACATGGTCGACGGTTGATCCCGGCCTCATCGGGCGCAAGTTCCGGGTGAAGGGTTCGCCGGCCAGCGGTCAGGTCACCGCGCATCGAATTCCAGTCGAGGAAGTGAACTAGTGCCTGACTTCGACTTCACCCAATTGAATGCGCTGGCCGCTGATTTGGGCGAGGTTCCCCGCAAGATGATTCCTCTGGTTCGGCAGGCTGTCGAGGTGACAGCCCGCAACATCAAAGACTCGTGGAAGCCTGACGCGAAGGTGGCGGGTTCTGCGAAACGGTATCCGTCCTCGATTGACTACACCATGAAGCTTGACGCTGACAGTTCGATCGGTGCTGACATCGGCCCGAACTTGGACCGCACGGGTGGCGGGTGGGGTTTCCTCGAGGATGCCCCTGGCGGCGTTCTGTCTGCTCCGCAGCACGCGGGGCGCAAGGCTGCGAAGAAGAACGAAGCTGACTTCGTGAAGGGCCTGTTGCAGGCCGGTGAGGACGCTCTCAAATGAGGCTCCACTACGCGGCGTTCAAGGCTCGCCTACTCGAAGACGCGGCGCTCGCTACGGCTGGCGTCAACGACACCGCCCTAGTCGACTCGACCACCGGCCTGCCCATCCGCGGCACGTACACGATCCTGTTCGGCGGGGCTCCTGACGTTCTGGACGATGGGCGACTGAGCGCCCTGCAGTTCGCGGATTCTGACGCCGAGTACGTTTACACGGTTCGTTCAGTGTCGACCACCGCGGATGGTGTGCGCTCGACGCAGACGAAGGTTGGCGCGCAGATGATCGGGCATCGGCTGATCGTCGCTGGCCGCAGTTGCCGGATCGAGCAGACTCACGCGACCGATGTCGATTGGGACAAGAGCGTGAAGCCGCCGCTGCTCTTCGCAGATCAGGAATACACGGTCTACTCGTCCCGCGTCTAACACCCGCACCAGCTAGGGCATCCGACAGGGTGCCCTTTTTTGTACCCAAAATCTCCCCCTGTATCTCAGGGGGTAACTACCCCGCTTAGGGGCATACCGAAAGGAAATCCCCATGGCAGATTCTGCCGAAATCGCGAACGGTCCGAGTGCCGTCGATCAGTCAGGCAACCTCACGATCTGGGCCATTCCAGGCAACACCATTTCGCAGAGCGCCCCTTCTGTCGCCCTGATCGGCGGCGCCACGTGCTTCCGGATTACCTACTCGCTCACGCCGAGCGGGTGGGCTTTGACGGCCCCGCAGGAGGTCACCAACGACCCGCGCCTGACGTCCACGCAGGATCGGCAGGGGCTGGGGAAGATCACCCCTGCTCTTGCGCCTCTGGCGTACGTGGATTCGTCCGCTGCTGGTTCCGCCGCTGTGGTTCTCGCCGCTGGTGGCCAGTTCCAGTTCATCGAGCGTCGCAACACCCCGCAGACGACTCTCGCTGTGGCCGCGCAGAAGGTGCGTGTCATCAACGTCAACCTCGGCGCGCAGGCGCCTGGCCCGACTGACGGCACCGGCAAGTTCACGTACACCCAGCCGGCCGCCATCGAGTCCCTGGGGTCGATCGTCGCGCTCGTCGCGTAACCAAACCACCCGCAGGGCGTCCCCACAGTGGCGTCCTGCGGGTTTCACCCCTCAACTGTGGATAACTGTGGAGGTTCCCAATGAAAAGCTTTAGTGAATCGCTGGCGGCTGCGAAGGCTGCCCCGCGCAAGTTCGAGGACGTAACCGTTTCGCTCGACGAGGAGTTCGCTACCCGTCGCGCCGAACTGAGCGAACAGCTTGATGCGGCCCGCGCGAACTCAGACCAGCGCCTTGCCGCGAAGTCGCCCGCCGACCTGATCCAGGAGCAGATTGACGAACTCCTCGGCTTGGCTGCTGACTCGCTGGTAACGCTCCGGTTCTACCGCATGGGTGGTGATGCGTGGTCTGACATCGCCGCACGGGCAGGCGCTCCGCGTGACGGCGCGGGCGTTGACGGATTCGTGGGTTTCAACGTGCAGGCTGCCGCAAAGCTTGCCGCCCCCTTCTCGGGAGTGCGTCTCGACGGTGACGAAGAAGTCAAGCTGATCGTCGCGCCCAGGACGGATGATGAACCGGCAGTTGACGAGTGGGCTGACCTTTGGGTGACGCTCTCGGGCACTGAGGTCGACCAGATCGAAGCCGCCATCCTCATCGTGAATGTGATCGGCCCGCAGACCCGTGTCGCAGAACTAAAAAACATCTTGGCGACTCGCCCCGCCTAAGGGACGAGCTGGCTCTTGCTGAGCGGATGCGGGTTTCTCCGCGCCGCTTGGCGGGCTGGGAACCAACCGAGACAACCGAGTACTTCTACGAGGGTGACCGCCTAATTGGCTCTGTGACCACGCGCGAGCCTGAGTGGGATACCAGCCAGGTGGATCTCCTGCTGGCGCTACACGCGTTCAATGCCGACATCGGCTCGCACGGTCACTCGCTCGCGAAGGCGACCAGCGAAGCGGCCAACCCGAATAACTACGAGTCGCCGCTCCGCTACGTCGGCAAGGGGCCGTTTACGGACTGGGCCAAGAAGGCCGAGCTCGACAAGCAGGACGCCTACAGGGCTGAGTTCCCGAAGGATGCCGCACCGAACATGAACGGCATGTATTTCACCGTTGAAGAGGTGGGTGGCTAGCGCTGAAAGGCGTTCATCCCAACGCCGACTACGCCGATCAGCACGGCCAAGCCGAGCAGCACCCCGCCAAACACTGCGGCGGCGGGGGTGTTTGCGACGAGCCCGATCACGACGAACAGCAGCGCTGCCACGACGAGCACCATGGCGACCCCGGCGAGAGTCTGGCCGGTCGTCTGCTTCACGCGATTCATTGACATGCGCTGACCTTAGCGCAGACCAACCAAGCCCGGAGGTTTATTTTCATGACGGACAGGGTTGTAAAGGTCAGCCTGATCGCTCAGGTGTCCAACTATGTCGCCGGCATGGAGCAGGTGCGCAAGTCGACTGTCGCCGCGGGTACCTCTGCCGAGCAGGCGAAGGCTAAGTTCGAGGCGCAGTCTGCGGCAATGACGCAGATCGGCACCGGCATGCTCGCTGTCGGCGCCATTGCTGCTGTCGGCGTCGGTCTGGCGATCAAGAAGTTCGCCGACTTTGACGCGGCGATGTCTGAGGTCCAGGCTTCGACGCACGAGAGCGCCGCGAACATGGGACTCCTGCGGGACGCTGCGATCGAGGCTGGTGCTAAGACTGTGTTTACGGCCACGGAGGCGGCTAACGCTATTGATGAGTTGGCGAAGGCTGGTGTGTCGACTGCTGACGTGCTGGGCGGAGCCCTGTCGGGGTCTCTGGACCTTGCTTCGGCTGGCGGTCTGGGTGTTGCGGATGCTGCGTCTATCGCGGCTACGGCCCTCACACAGTTCAAGCTCAAGGGTGCGGAGATCCCTCACGTTGCCGACCTGCTCGCTGCGGGCGCTGGCAAGGCTCAGGGCTCCGTCGACGACCTCGGCCAGGCACTCAAGCAGGGTGGGCTCGTTGCTTCTCAGGCGGGCATGAGCCTCGATGAAACCACGGGTGCTCTCGCGGCTTTTGCCTCGGCTGGTCTGATCGGCTCGGACGCTGGCACATCCCTCAAGACGATGCTGCTCGCGCTGGAGAAGCCGTCCACTCAGGCAGCCGGTTTGATGGAGCAGTACGGGATCTCCGTCTACGACTCGCAAGGCAAGATGCTGGGCTTTTCGGATATCGCCGGCCAGCTCAAAGACAAGCTCGGTGGGCTCACCGAAGAGCAACGCAACTCGACCCTTGCCACCATCTTCGGTACGGATGCAGTGCGGTCCGCGGCCGTCCTGTACGACCAGGGCGCTGCTGGAATCCAGAAGTGGAACGACAAGGTCAACGATGCGGGGTACGCGGCAGAGACTGCCCGGATCAAGCTTGACAACCTCAACGGCGACCTTGAGCAGCTTGGCGGTTCATTTGACACGGTGCTGATCAAGTCTGGTTCCGGCGCGAATGATGCACTGCGGTTCTTGGTGCAGACTACGACCGAGCTAGTGAACGCTTTCGGTGCCGCCCCACCTATCGTTCAGCAGGCCGCTCTTGGGCTTGGTCTTGTCACTGCTGCGGCGGGCTTGACTGGTGGGGCTTTCCTGCTCGGCGTGCCCAAGATTGCACAGTTCCAGTTGGCACTTGCGACCTTGGCTACATCTGAAATGCCCGGTGTTGCTGCTGGCGCTGTCCGGATGCAAGGCGCGATCGTACGGTCTGGGTCTGCCCTCGCTGCCACGGCAAAGTTCCTGACCGGCCCGTGGGGCCTCGCGCTCGCTGCCGCTTCGGTTGGCGTTGCGCTGTTTGGTAAGTACCTCGACAGCCTGAAGGCGTCATCAGAAGAGGTTGGCAACAGCATCGCCACGGCGACGAGTGCAGCGCAGATCTTCGAAACCGTGGGCAAGGGCCGCGATCTCTCCTCGTGGCAGAACGTCACCGCGCAGCTCAAGGATCTGCCGAAGGTGCTGCAAGCCGCTGCCGACCAGTCGGGCAACCTGTTCGACCGGTTCGACACGACCAATTTTGGGGCGTTCAATGCGCTCCGAGACTTGGGAACCCAGCTTGGCACCCTTGCGTCCTCCGATCTGCCTGGCGCACAGCAGGCATTCCGCCAGCTGACCGACGAAACAGACGGAAGCCAGCAGTCACAGTGGCGACTGTTGAACACGATGCCGGGCTACAAGGATGCGCTTACCGCGCAGGCCAAGACGCTCGGCATCAATGTCACTTCTACGGACGCAGCCGCGAACAAGACAGCGCTGCTCGGGCTGGCTTTCGGCGATGCAACCCCGCCTGCCCTGGCCGCAGCTGACGCATACCTCGCGGCCGCTGATGAAGCGTCGGGGCTGAGTGGCCAGGTCATGACTCTGTTCGATGCCATGAACAAGCTCAATGGGGTCGGGCAGGATGCCTCAGCGGCGAACATGGCTTATCAGAAGTCGCTGGATGATGTCGACGCGCAGATTGCCAAAATCAACGCTGGCACTAAGGGGTATATCAAAACCCTCGACATTGGCACGGATGCTGGCCGGACGAACCGGGCGATGCTCGATGACCTCGCGGGAAGCAATCAGGCGGCGGCGAAAGCACAGTTCGACCTCGACGGGAACACGGCCAACTACAAGGCCACGCTCGAGGCTGGGCACAAAGCCGTGTATGACCGGGCCATAGCTCTCGGTGCTAATGCAGATGAGGCCAAGCGGATAGCTGACGAGATCTCGAAGATTCCCAGCGAAACAGACTTCAAGGTCATCGCTGAAACGCAGGAGGCCGCTAAGAAGGTTGAGGAACTAACGGCGGCGATCCGTGCCACTCCGGACAAGATGGTCACGATCACTGAGCCGCTGTCGCCTGCGGTCATCGCGGGACTACAGAAACTCGGTTACAAAGTCGAGCATCTTCCAAACGGCAACGTGCGGATAACGTCATCTGGTGCCAGCGCTGTGGAGGAAACCCTCCGCAGGCTCACTCTTGAGCGCACAGCAGACATAGCGATCCACTACCGGGTGGGGTCGTTGCCGAAGACGCCCAGTTTTGTCATGACGGATGTGCCCAAGCGCGCCCACGGTGGCATCCTCCCGGGTGCCCCATCTGCGGTCGACAACATGTACGTCCATGCGGCGGGCGGTGAGTTCATCACGAACGCAGCGCAGACGGCGATCCCGTCGAACCGTGCGGCGCTTGAGTTCATGAACCGTGGCGGCGTCATCAAGGGCTACGCGAACGGCGGCTATGTCACCCCTGTTCAGTATGCGCCTTCGGGTGGCGGGCCGGGCGGTTCATCGGTGAGCGTATCTCCGATGGTTTCACTGGCTGGCGCAACGTTGGTGATGAGTGTCGACGGAAGGCAAATGACGGCAGTGATTCAGGAGCAGATTGTGTCGGCGTCTGATGCTCGTGCAGGCGCAATACGAAGAGGGGTCCAGTAATGGCGTATGCACCAACTCTGTCCCCGTATTTCAATGCGGCACCGTGCCCGCGCGTGGAGGTGCTGTTTACGGCCTTCGCGGCGGGCACTGCAACGGTCACGGTTTACCGGACTGCTGGCGGCCGCGAGTTTAGGATGCGCGGCGGCGTGAATGCTGCGACCGCTGGCAGCTTGACACGCATTGACACTGAGGTGCCCTTCGGTGTTGCGGCATCGTACCGGGCGGAGATGTTCAACTCGGCAGGTGTGTCGTTGGGTTTCACGGATTCGGCCACGCTGACGATGAACGTCGCTGAGACGTGGGTTCACAATCCGCTCGATCCTCAAGGTGCGACGACGGTTCAGTTTCGCGCTCAGGCTGCCCGGTCGATTGTGCGTCCGGTGGAGGGCCAGGTTGTGTACCCGCAGGGGCGCACGGTTGGTGTTCTCATTTCGGGCCAGCGTCGTGGAGTGCAGGACGTTGACCTGACTGTTGTTACTGACTCAATCGAGCAGGCCGACCGGTTGCAGGACATGTTCGGCACCTACTCGCAGCGCTTCACGCCGGTCCTATGCTTCCGCATCGGTGCGTTCGATCAGGTGCGGTTGCCGCGCCCGTTGTTCGCGGCCGTGCTAGCACCTGACGAACATGACGTGAACTATGCCATTGGTATGGGCGAGCAGATCACGACGGTGATGAGTGGGTCTGAGGTGGCCCCGCCTGCCCCTGGCCTGTTCATTCCCCTGTTGACGAACGCTGACTTGAACGCGTTCTATCTGACAAACGCGGCGTTGAACGCCGACAACCTGACGAACCTTGCCGTGAATCGGCGCTACGACCTGATCGGGGCTGCTTGATGCGCGCACATTCTGACGCTCTGGCCGATGTTCTCACCGGGTCGTTCTCGCGCCGGCTGATCGTAGACG